TCCGCGCGATCATCGTCAACCTCGGCGTGATCGCCATCGGCCTCTACGCGATCTCCCGCGGCGGGGATCCAACGTTCCTGGGTGGCTTCGGACTCACAATCCTCGGCGCCTACAACGGCGTCGAGCTGCTCGACTACGCCGCGCTTCTCCAAGCGTACAGCGAGGTCCAGACAGACGCTGACGGCGAGGACTGATGGCGACGTGCGAGGAGTGTGGCGACCCGGTCGAGGCGAAGAACGCGTCTGGCCACTTCCGCGACAAGTGCATGGACTGCATCCAGGACGTCGCCGACGAGGTCCCGAGCCACCGCGAGACGTGCGACGACCCTGACTGTCTGATCTGTCTGACACCATGACCGAGGACCTCATCAGCATCGACGTCGTCGGACGACGACTACTGGCCCGCCATCCGGAACCGACTCCTCCCGCTGCTCGACCGGCTCGGCGCGACGACGTCGGGCCTGTACGCGAAGCACCAGCAGTCGAAGGCCGAGTTCGTCGGGATCGTCGCGATGGACGAGGAGGCCTTCGAGGTCGAGCTCGAGGACGCCTTCATGTCGAACCTTCGCGACTACCACGAGAACGATGACTGACGACACACTCTCCCTCGAGGAGCTACCCCAGCCAGTCGAACAGACCACGGTCGATCCCGATGAGCTCCGCGTCGACGGCGAGAACCCGAACGAGCAGAGCGACGAGATGTTCGGGCTGCTCGTCGAGAACCTGCGGGAGAAGGGCTGGATCGGCAACGCCATCATCGCGAACACGGGCGACCTCCCCGGCTACGACGGCGAGCCCGAGGGCCTGATCGCCGACGGCGAGCATCGGTGGCGGGCGGCCCAGGAGGTCGGCCTCGACGAGGTCCCCGTGAAGATTTACGACTTCGAGGACGATGCCCAGCGCCGCCTCTGGCGCCAGGAGCTCAACAAGATCTCCGGCGAGCACGACTCGACCCGGGACGCCCTCGAGTACGACTACCTCCTGCACGAGGGTCGGTCGGACGACGTCCAGGACCTCGTTGACGCGACCGACGAGGACCTCGACGAGCTGCTCGCGGAGATCCGCGTCGACAACTCGACGTCGCCGGCGTACGAGTACGAGCCGTCGACGACCATCCACTACGAGGACGCGGTCGAGGGCATCCGGGAGCGCGTCGACGACGACGCCGTCGACCTGGTGCTGACCGACCCGCCCTACGGCGTCGACGTCGACCTGACGCAGACGCTCGGCGCCACCGACGTCGGCCACGAGGGCGACCTCGAGAACGACGGCTACGAGGAGGCGGTCGACCTCTGGCGCGCGGTCGTCCCCGAATTCAAGCGGGTGCTCGCCGAGGACGGCCACCTCTACGCCTTCGCCTCCTGGAAGACGTACGACGACTTCCGGGACGTCCTCGAGGAGGTCGGGTTCGAGGTCGTGAACTGCGTCGTCTGGCTGAAGTCGACGCCGAACAACCAGACGGCGTTCGGGAGCGGGAACGTCCGGTACGGCTACCAGCACGAGTTCATCCTCTACGCCGTCCACGACACCTCCGAGGCGCGGCCGCTCGACCGGACGCTCTCGGACATCATCCTCCACAAGCACTCCTCGCAGGACAACGAGCACCCGACCGAGAAGCCGGTCGGCCTCCTGGAGACGCTGCTCGAGCAGTCGTCCGCCCGGGAGGACGTCGTCCTGGACCCGTTCCTCGGCTCGGGCTCGACGGCGGTCGCCGCCATCCGGAACGAGCGCGACTGCGTCGGCTTCGAGCTCGACGAGGAGACCTACCGGCAGGTCATCGAGCGCCGGGTCGCCGAGGCCGAGCGCCAGCTCGAGGCGACGGTCAACGACGACTGACTGCCTGTGTATTGCGACTGTTGAGGCTGAACAAAACTGAACATGAGCGACGTAAACTACGAAGCTGTCGACATCCCCGACGACAAGCCGCCGTCCGAATACCACTGGACGGAGCGGCGGGCGGAGATCCTACAGCTCATCGAGAAGGCCGGCCACCCGGACTCAATCAGTCCGACTCGTTTAGCCGACCGCTACGACGTCTCGAAGAGCCAGATCTCCCAGGACAAGTCCCGCCTCCAGGAGTTCATCGTCGAGCAGATCGACGAGCCTGCCGTCGACGCGATCACCTCGACAGTCTTCCAGACGGCGGTCCAGGAACTGATGGACAACGACGAGTACCGGAAGGCGGCGAGGACCGTCGCCGACTGGAACGACTGGCTGGCCGACCGCGGCCACGTCGAGCGCGAGCCCGAAAAGCGCGAGGTCGAGGGCAGCATGGAACACACCGGCGAAGGAGGCGGCCCGATGGAGGTGACTGTCCGCCGTGAGCGTTACGACCCAGACGAGTGAGGGCGCTGTCGAGGTCGGTGGTCACTATTGGGACGCCCAACTGCGGACCTTCGACGCCCTCGAATCCGGCGACTACGACGTCGTCGTCTTCCGAACCGGCTACGGTGGCGGCAAGACCGTCCTTGGGTCGGACTGGATCCTCACCGAGGCCGTCCAGACCCCAGACGGCCACTACCTCGTGCTCGCGCCCGACCGTCAGAAAGGCGGCCCGGCCACCTACAAAGGCTTTTTCGAGCGCCTCCCGGGCGAGAACACAGTCCCGAACGACTCCGCCGGCGACCCTGAGAACTCGCCGATCGTCGCTGGGTATCACGGCACCAAACACCGCCTGACGCTCATCAACGGCGCGGTCGTCCAGCTCGGCGGGGCCGACGTCTGGTCGCGCTTCGCCGGCTCGGAGTTCAACGCGATCTGGATGGATGAGGTCGCCCACTACGGGACGACAGACCTCTACGATCTCCACGAGATGCTCGTCACCCGTCAGCGGACAGAGGCGGGCCCGAACGTCACGCTGTGGACCTCGACCGGCAACGGGTTCAACCAGTTTTACGACATCACCGAGCGGCAAGTCGACGAAGATGACGAAGCCCTACGGTGGAGCGACCGCTTGAAGATCGTCGTCGGGTCGTCGCTCAACAACCCGTTTTTAAATGAGAAAGAGAAGATGCGGGCCCAGTTCGAGGGCTCCGAACGCGAGGCCCAAGCGCTGCATGGCGGCTTTAGTGCGGCGACGGGGCTCGTCTACGCCGACTTTTCACGGAACCTACACGTCACCCCGACCGACGGACTCGCCGATCGCCTCGTCGAGGACTGGGCGATTTACGGCTACGACGCGGGGTGGGACGACCCGCGCGTGCTGCTCGATATTCGAAAGACCCACACCGACCAGTTCGTTGTCTGGGACTCGTTTTACGAATCCGAGTCGCGGCTCGCCGAAGTGGTCGATCCCGACGGCATCCTCGACGGTCGGGAGGCGTGGATCAAAGGGCGGCCAAAGGGGATCGTCTACGCGGAACACGAACCCGCGCACATCCGACAGTTCAAGGCTGCGGGCTGGCCTGCCGTCAAGGCCGAAAAGAGCCTCGACGGCGGCATCGACCACGTCCGCGACCGTCTTGCCGTTGATGAAGACGGCCGCCCTGGCGTGCTCATCGCCGATCGGTGCAGCGATCTCATCCAAGAGTTCGCCTCGTACAAGGAGGACCAAGTCGGGAAGTCGGCGGCAACCGACCACGCCCTTGACTCGCTTCGGTACGCGCTCTTTACGCATTACCAACGCTACTCGGGCGACCGGCAGAGTGGTTCGAGCGGTGGCGGTTCGGAGCTCATCAACTAACCATGACACGAGACAAGACAGCGATCGTCGAAGACGAAGAGACGGTCGACAAGATCGCCGATGACGAGGAGGACAAAGACGATGAGTGACGACGATAACGGCACGGGGAGTGCGATCAAATCCTCGTTGATTGGGATGCAGAAAGCCGCCGACTCGGTCGCGTCATCCGACCAACTCGACAAGCGCTCAATCGGCCTCACTGTCGGGTCAGGGCTACAGACGCCTTACCCAACGGAAAAGCTCGCGGCGCTGCAGGAGCTCAACGGCACGCACGCGGTGAGTATCGCCAAGAAGTCGAAGCGTGAAGTGGGGTATGGGTTCGAGATCGTACCACACGAGAACGTCGACATCGAGGACGCCAGCGAGGAGGAGCGCAAACGGGTTGAAGACTTTTGGTACGGTCGCGACACGCTTTGGAAACTCGGGCCGCGCGGGACTGCGGTCGGGACGCCGACCGAGATCCACGAAAACAGTCGGCAGGATTACCACGGGATCGGCTGGCAAGCGCTCGAAGTCATCTATGCAGGCTACGACGACGAGCCTGCGGGGATGGCCTACCTCCCCGCGAAGACAGTGCGGATCAAGAAGGCCCGGGACGGCGACGAGTTCGTCGACGAACAGGTAGCCGGTCACGGGTTCGTTCAAAAACGCAACGGAAAGACACGATTTTTCGCCGAGGCGGGAGATCGGCAGGCGACAGACATCGACGGGACCTCCGACCCGACGTTCGTCGACAAGAACACCGGCGACGTCTACCAATCCCAAGAGGAGATGGAAGCCGCCGACGGAGACCCGGCCAACGAGCTGCTGTTCATCCCGAACCTGCACCCCAACACGATCTATTACGGCCTTCCGACGTGGATCTCCGAGATCCAGACGATGGTGGCCGACCAGGAGGCTCGGCGGTTCAACCGCCAGCGGCTATCGAACGACCTCATCCTTGACTACGTCGTCATCGTCGAGGGGGGCACACTCACCGACGAGTCCCGGGAGGAGATCCGCGAAAACATCCAAGGCCTCCGTGACGGCGACAAGCCGGCGGCGATGATTCTCGAAGCCGAGGAGTTGGCTGACAAGGGATTCGACGTTGACAACAACGTCAAAATCCGACTCGAGCCAGCAGGCCACTTCGGGAGTGAAGACATGTCTTTCGGCGACTACCGAGATCGGAACGAGAAGGATATCGCCAAGGTCCACAGCGTCCCACTGCAGTTGCTCGGGAACCACGACGCAACGAACTCCAACAGCGAGGAGGCGATCCGAGAGTTCACCGAGGACGAGATCAAACCCGAGCAGGAGCGCTATGCCGAGCGGATCTACCGTGTCATCCACCAGCAGATTCTCGACGTCAACGACTGGACGATCAACTTCGTCACGAAGGGGGCGGGCAATCAACTCGAAGAGGCCGAGATCGCCAAGAAGACGGTCGACTCAGTCGGCCAAGCACTGACAGTCAACCAAGCACTCGACCTGTTCAGCCTCGACGCCCGGGATGACGCGATCGGCGAGATGCTGATGTCGGAGATCGGGATGTCGCAGAGCCCCGGGGAGGTGCTCGACCAACGACTCACCGATGTCGAAGAGACCGCTGCGGCAGACAAGGCGGCGGATCGGATCGCACTCGGTGCGGAGGCCGACGACTAACCATGTGTGAGGCCTGCAGTGGTCGCCAGTTCACCAAACAGCGGACCCTCTCAAAAGTCGAGTTCGGGCCCGAAGAGGAACTCGCGTTTCAGTTCTTCCTGGACGAGTACATCGGCGCACTGCAGCCGGTCGAGGGGGACATTGAAGCGTGGCTCGCCGAGGCCAGTGAGGACGACCTCGAATCACTCGAATCGATCCGCGTTGACCTGGCCGAGCGGTCGGGGAACTACACCAACGACTTCGAGACTGTCTTTCGGGAAGGGGGTGAGGAAGGCGCTCTCGCCGGTCGGGAGTACACCCAGCGCGTCCACGAGCTTGACGTCGCCTTCGACGTAGTCCCTGATCGGACGCTCGACATAATCGACGACTGGGTCGAGGTCGCCGCCGGGAGCACGCTCGACACGATCACCGAAAACTCGGCACAGTGGCTCCGCGGTGCGCACGAACAGGGTCTGCCGATCCCAGACATAGCCGACCAACTCAACGACGAACTGTTCGAGGGGCGGCTTGAGGGGTACGTCGCCGAGCGGGCAGCCCGAACGGGCACGATATCGACGTCCAATACGGGCAGTCACTCGGCCCATGAGGACGCGGATAGCGTCGTCGGCGAGCAGTGGCTGGCGACGCTCGGCCCTCGAACACGCGACAGCCACGAGGCGGCGCACAACCAGGTTGTCGCCGTCGACACGGCATTCAATGTCGGGGGGATCTCGATGCAATACCCCGGCGACCCCCGAGCACCGATTGGCGAGGTCGCTAACTGCCGGTGTGCTCCCGTCCCGGTCTTCGCGGACCAGCTCACTGCGGCACAACTGGCGACGATCAACGCGGGCGGTCGCGTAACGGTCGCGATCTGACACAGACAACATAGCGATGAAGGTACACCCCGCCGGGGTCACTGCCCGAGCTCTATACCGGCGTTCTCAACGAGACAATGACACAGACAGAGCCGCGGCGCTTCCAGAAAACCGTCGCCATCAAAGCGACCGACGAGGACGAGCGGACCGCGACGGGCGCGGCTCTCGTCCCCAACGACGTCGACCGACAGCGCGACTTTCTCAAGCCCGCTGGCATCGAGGCGATGTTCAACCCCGACCCAGACGACGGGGTGATGCACTTCAAGTTCGCCGACGATGACGCCGAGCTCGTCAGGAACGAAATCATCGACGAGTCCGAGATCATCGGCGGGAAAGAGTACCCCGCGGGGTCGTGGATTATCAGGCGGAAGTACCTCGATGACGAGCTCTACCAGCTCGTCCAGGACGGCGTCCTTGATGGGTTCTCGATCGGCGGCGAGGTCAGCCAACAAGTCGACTACGCTCTCGACGAACTCCCCGAGGAGGTCACCTTCCCGGCGGAGGTCGAAGAGGGCCCCGCAACCGAGATCCTCAACGGCTACACGGCCGAGATCTCCGACGTCGACATCCCGGCGGCCCCGAACGCCGACCACGCGGAGAAGTCTCTCACAAAGAACCTCGTCGAGCGGGCCGGTGACGAGGAGTCGTTTGTCGAGATGATGGAACCGCGGGGGCACTCCGAGGAGGATGCCCGACGGCTGTGG